GAATAGTAACGCGCCAGGAAATTGACCCCAGGGTCACCTCTTTGCAATAATTTGCCAGTAAGCACTTGTCCAACTCTTTCTGCAGCTCGAGCCATAGCTCTGGGGTCTGCGTTCGGAGTGAAACCGTCATCCCCACCGTATAAACCGAGGAGAGCCCAGGAAACTTCCGGGGGCCTGTAGCCACCATCAGCTTTAGTCCTGCGATGACCGCAGTAAGCGACGAAGGCTGAGGCGATAGTGTTGAACACACTAGTCTCAGGAGACCCGGATGCCCGGGCAGTTCCGGTTTCATAGGCGGTGCCATTTGGTAATCTTGCGCGTAGGTTGTACTGAGACCGCATAAGGTCATCGAGTTCTTTAATACGAGACGGGAACAACCTATTCATGATCATTCTTTCCAGGCGTCGGAGGGGCTCGGCGACCCGCCCATCCATCCTGCTGAAATCAGTCTCAAAAATAGTATTCGCTCCGGATGCTATGTCAACTACTCGATCAGTTATCTCTTGTGGAGTGAGTCCGAAGGCATACCAAGAAGTAGTCTTCATGTACTCACTCAAAGCATAGATGAACCTCGAGTAGTGCAACTTATCCTGGCCATTGATGGTGGAAATAATCCGAGGGTCGTTGCCTAGTTCGCCAGCTTCTTTCTTCAAGAAACCAACGATCTGGCGGTCGGGCCTGGATAAATTTTCAGCATCAGCCAAGATGCGCCGCTGTGACGGTCGGTCCTGCCTAGCCCAAACTTCATCGGGGCTGACAGGTTCCAGAGTGACGTTCCCGCATAACAAATCAGTGAACTCGACCATACATCGTTCCGTAAAGGCGTCCGCAGGAATCTCCTGTGGCTTGACGTCTCTAACACGACCCTGTACCGCGCGGGCCTCGCTGCTCCGGTCAAGAACTGGAGCAGCCGCGCGATCAAGGATTGGCGACATAAAAGCAGTAATGCCGCAAGTCGCGTCAGGGTCACCTTTATCATCCATGATAAACCGGTAGGTTCTGATTCCGTCGTCCACAGGCGCGACGAAAGCTCCTTTAACAGAACCACAGGCTCTGATGAATGACACAAGGACTGCCGCCTGTTTCTCATCTTTAATCTCACGAGCCACAGCACCCACTCCCAAGGGTGTTTTCTGCAGCTCATGGATGTTCTGAAGAGCTTCAAGCTTATCAGCCTGAATATTAGCGCACAGCCTTCCTCCATCTTTTGCAATAGAGACCATCTCACCTGAACGCGTGTTAGTGCGGATTACAGTGAATCCATTAACACTGGGCGCCAAGCGGGTGAGCTTGTTATGGGATAG